TGTTTATAAAATACTAATCAATAGCGCCCTGGTATCTGCTCAGAATAGAAACCGTTATTACTGGACAAGTTTTAAGGTTGAACAACCAGACGATAAGGGTATTTTGTTACAAAATATTCTTGAGACGGGTATTGTTGATAGAGAAAAAGCATATGCGTTAACCGCCCGGTATTATAAAGTTGGTAACGGAAATATAAACCGATATGCAAACAAATCTAGTGATCAAGTTGTATTTGAAGTTTTTGGATTAACTGATACATGTATTGCAAAATTTAAAAGGTACAAAGTTAAATTTATAGAACATGACAACCTAAAAGCAAAAGTATTAACCGCCGGAGATTACACAAAACTTGGTAAATATGGTAATTATTTACAATCAATTGGCGAGGGTAACAAGGTTAGAAAACTAACACCGCGCGAATGCTTTAGGCTTCAAACAGTGCCAGAGCATCACATTGATACTTTATTAAACACTGGCATTAGCAACACACAATTATATAAAATGTGCGGTAATGGCTGGACACATGACGTTATAGTACATATATTTAAAGACTTAACAAAAGGAGAATAACATGGAATTATCGGAATATAAGGTAGGCCACAGAGTTAACTATTATCAAGAAACAATGAACCCTGATGATGGTGTTTATCCCGGCTCAGTTGTAGAGGTTAATGAAGTTGATGGCGAATATATGGTGTTAGTTAAATTAGACTTCAAGAACGTAATATATACAGTAACAGCAAGTGAACCCGGACATATAAGGTTAATGGGTGATTTATGAGTGATATAGTTGAAAGCCCTAGCCATTATCAATTAAGTGATGGTATTGAGGCCATACAAGTAATTGCTAGCGCATTAACTAAAGAAGAGTTCCACGGTTACTGCTTAGGCAATACATTAAAATACAGATTACGGGCAGGAAAGAAAAACGAAATTGGCGAAGATATTAACAAAGCTAATTATTACCAAGAGCTATATAAAAAGCACTCTTACTTATGCAGACCAACAAGGATTACAGGAGAATGATGATGTGGTATCAAGAAAAAGCGAAGTTTCATTACAAGCAGTGGGAAACAGCAACAGAGCAAGGCAAAGAGAAAGCAGCTAACGCACATATGGTAGAGTATCTGAACTATCAATCTGAAGTTGAGCGACTTAAAAGTTAGTCAGTCGAGTAAATAAAAAGCCAGTTTTCAAGCTGGCTTTCAATTAATCCTCATAATAATCTCTCTTAGACTCATTTAGTTCTTTTAGCTCCTCTATCGCCCTGCGCGTCTTAGGGCGGTTTATAGCCTCTAATTTATCTGCTAATAGCTTTAGTCGTCTAATCTCACATTCAAGCTCTATTTGCTCGTTTAACTCCTTGCTGATTCCATCCATTACATTCATCCGGTTAATTTATTATTACGCCAATGATAACACCTTTTAAATTAATTTAAAATAAACGTAAATAAACCTTGCACTATGTTAATAGCTAATCTATTATTTGTGTACTCCAAGTGATTAGGGTCGCAACCCACACACTGGTACTAAATAAAATTAAAATGAGGTTGCACTAATCAAGGAGAATGTTATGTTTGCATGGTTTAAAAGGGACACCGTACAGAAACGCAAATTCAAACTAGCTAGGGAAGCAAAAGAGCGTAGACTAGCAGTCAAGGAAGAAAAGAGGCTTGAAATGATGAAGTTTTCAAGCTGGGATATTAACACCAAATAAGGATAATGAACATGTCATACGAAAACGAAATACTAGCAGAACTTGAACATGGTAACTTGATGTATAACTCAGGCTTGACAAACGGCAAACGATTAGCATTATCAATCATAGAGTTAAAGTTATTAGAATCTAACATTGTAGCAACAGACGAATTGTTTGACTTGCTAGCAGAGCTTAGAGGTGAATTCAATGACTTGGAGGAATTATAATGGACAAAGAAATGACAGCAGAGCGGTACGAAGAAGAAGCTAAAGCAGACCACTACACATACATACCCGGAGAGTTATACTAATGAACAAATCAGACTCAATCAAAAACCTAGCAGTAGCTATGTGTAGTGCACAGGCGGAAATGGGCGGAGCAGCTAAAGGTGCTGCTAATCCATTCTTTAAATCTAAGTATGCTGACTTAAGCTCAGTAGTCCAAGCTATTAAAGAACCATTTGCTAACCACGGATTAAGTTATGTGCAGTTCCCGGTAGAAGATGGTGGCAGAGTAGGCATAGAAACGATTCTAATGCATGAATCAGGTGAGTGGCTATCAAACTCCTTTACTGTACAGTTAACCAAGCAGGATGCACAGGGAGCAGGCTCAGCTATTACATATTGTAGACGTTATGGATTACAAGCAGTGGCAGGTATTCCAAGCGAAGATGATGACGGTAATGCTGCAAGTAAACCCAAAACACCGACCAAGGCCGATATGGCATGGGTTGACGCTATCAAGGGACTTAAGGCTACACTGGATAATATTGAGGACCCTAATTACAGAGCTTACATCAAGGGTTTACTATGAAAATAATTACAACGTGTGAACAAGGCTCACCAGAATGGCTAGAAATGCGCCTAGGCAAGGTGACAGCCTCACGTATTAAGGAGGTGCTAGCTAACGGCAGAGGTAACGCACCCAGTAAGATGGCTGAGTCTTATATGATAGAGTTAGTAGCTGAGATATTAACAGGTGAGTCTAAGCCATTCTTTGAAAATGATGCTATGAGGTGGGGAACTGAGACAGAGGATGAAGCAAGAGCGGTATACTCTATCAGGAATAGTAGATTTGATGTAGAAGAGGTTGCTTTTATAGAGCATAGCGAGTTTATCGGCATGTCTCCTGATGGATTAGTTGGTGATGATGGATTGTTAGAGATTAAATGTCCAAATACAACCACGCAGCTTAAAAGAGCTTTGTCAGATGATTATAGTAAAGACTATAAGGCACAGATTCAAATGCAATTGTGGGTGTCTGGACGCGACTGGTGCGACTTTGTAAGCTTTGACCCACGCCTAGATTGTGCTGCCGGGTATTTAGAGCAGCGAGTGTACCGGGACAACTCATATATAAGCGACATGCAGGATAAGACTTTTGAGTTCGTAGGAAAAATAAAAGAATTAATAAATAAACTAAAATAAACCTTGCAGCCTCCTTAAGTGGAGACTATATTTAACTTATCAATTTAACAGGGAGATTCACATGAACAGAGAAGAATTATTATGTAGTGATAAATGCTGGGCTACCAGTGACGAAATTAAAGTTATTGATTATATAGCAAGTAGCAAAAGAACAATATCACACGACTCAGAAAAGGTTAGCGATGTAACAATAAAAACAATTCCAAAGTCAGAACGTAAACGTAAGCTCAAGAACTACATTCAATCGTGCCACAATCGCGCAGAATGGGGCCAAATTAACAAAGTAATAGTAGAGCTATATGCTCAAGAAAAATTAGCCAAACTTTAATCTCAGGAGAGAAAAATGAAAATCGGAATCAGCATCAAAATTGACGTAACAAAAATCGACAAGTCTCGTTTATTTACAGGCAAGAATGGAGCTAAGTATTTAGACTTAACCACATTTATTGACACAGATAATGAGAGCCAGTATGGAGACCACGGCTTTATTAGTCAGTCAGTATCAAAGGAAGAACGTGAACAGAAAGTACAAACGCCCATTCTAGGCAATACAAAGGTATTTTATAGCGACTTACCACAGGCACCAGTACAATCGGGTGGGTTCCAACAGCAAGCAGCACCACAAGCACCACAGCAAGCGCCACCGATGGCTATGGATTTTGACGACAATATTCCATTTTAATTAACATTTTAACTGGCGGTAATAGAGTTTACCGCCTATAGTTAAATTACTAAGTTAATCAAGGAGAGAGAAAATGTTAAATTCTAGTAATGCATTCGGGTTATTTGTTAAATGGTGTGTTGTAATGACAGCGATTGCAGCTTGTATGTTGCCAGCGGTTATTTATATCTTAAGTCAAGCAGGGGTGTAGCATGTATAACGAATTGATACCAGAAAGCCATGAACCAGAAGAGATTATTTGGTTAGACGAACCGGATGAGGATTATGATTATGGTATTGATATTGATGAAATGGACGAAATAGACACAACTGGAGAATACAATGAAGATTATTACTAAACAGTATGTAAGGTTATCAGAAGCAGAAGAGAAAGCGTTAATTGAAGCTGCAAAGGCATTGGATAGCTTTTACAATAAAAAGCATTACATTGAATACATCACCAGAATTATCAATGAGTCTATTGATTATGAGGATTATGAGGATTATGATTATGGTATTGATATTGATTTAGCAAGGGGAGAATCAAATGAGCGATGAGGAGTTAGTAAGACTAAAAACAACACTACAGCGTGGTACTTGGGACCAGTTTGATATAGCAGATGCTTGGTTAGCAGTGGAAGAATTGATTGAAGTTAAGCGAGCGTTAAGAGACTTAGCAGGGAGAATAAAATGAGTAGCTTTAGTTTTAGCAGGTCAAGCACAGAGAATATGCTAGGCGTTCATAATGACTTAATAACAATATTCACAGAGGCGATTAAGAATAGCCCTATTGATTTTGGAGTACCTAGCTCCGGTGGATTGAGAACAGCAGAACAACAACGTAAGTTATTCATGGATGCTAAGTCTAAGTGTGACGGATACAAAAGCAAATCTTATCATCAGTCAGGTAATGCTTTGGACTTTTACGCATACATTAACGGTAAGGCATCGTGGGACAAAATACACTTAGCGATAATTGCCGGGGTGATACTTGCAACAGCTAAAAGACTACGTAAAGGGGGTAAGATTAACTCAGAAATAACGTGGGGCGGTACATTTGGCAGTGCGGAGTTCACTGGTTGGGATATGCCACACTTCCAAGTGTCAGATTGAAATATTCACGCCATATATTTAGAAATAATAAAATGTTATAATAGTTAAAAGCTAAAGCATTAACCAAGAGACACTTATGGAGCTTACGAAAATAGAATTTTTAGGCGCTATAAGTGTTTTGGCGTCTATAATCACTGGTTTGTGGTTTATTATCAACTCACACACTAAGAAAGACTCAGACAAGCTAGAGAAATTTGAACTGCTAAATGAAGTAAACCAAAAGCAGTTAACTGAATTGACAGGCGATTATCGAGAGTTAAAAGGTCGTATGGGTGCTGTGGAGTCGTTAAGCAGGTCCGTACTTGATGAGATAAGAAAACTCAAATAAGGAAATAACTATGATAGACATAGTGTCAGGCGGATTTACAGTATTAACGATATTAATGGGTATGCTAGTTCTGGTCCATTGGTTTAAACCAGCATATAATAGCCTAAAAGCCACAGGTAATCTAAGTAGTGAACAATGGTTGATTTTAGGCGTTGTCATTGCGTTCCTAGGTCAGATGTTTGATAACATGTATTGGTTAATCACATGGACCTCTAACTTCTTTGATTCAAGCTCACTATTAACTGAATGGTTATTTGAGCATGGCCCAATGGCTAACTTACCCTTTAGACAGGCAAGTGGTATACTAGCAGCATACTGTCACGTATACGCGGCTGTAATGATAGATAAAGAAAAAACACGTAAGTTTAAATTGACAGTTATGATAGCATCCTTAGTTGGTATATTATTTAGCTTAGGCATGGTGTTCTTTAAGTATTAACAATTAGACAGCGAATAACCCAGAGGACTCGCACAAATGGCAAATAGAAAAGTAGCATCAAGAGAGATTAATAGAGAGGAGCTTAGACGTTATTTAGCTGAACGCGGCAAGCTTTCACATGTCTTTGATAACATAGAGAAATTAGAGGACCTAACTATAGAGTTAGATAGTGTGTCGGTAGGTAGGTTATCAACGGCTATTAATTCTAGATTATCGCTACTTAAAAAGTATATGCCAGATGAGAAAAGTGTAGAGATAAAGAATAGCGAAGGCGAAACATTCAAGACGGATAATAAATGGATTGTGGAGTTTATTAATGCCGACATTGAAGATAAATAAAAAGCTTGAACCATTCCTGACAAAGAGTAAGCAGCTAAAGATTGCTATCGGAGGAAGGGGAAGTGGTAAGTCTATAGGTATAGGGGACGCATTAACATTTAAGATGGCTACAGAAAAAGCAGACATCTATTGTTTACGTGAATTCCAAGACTCTATATCAGATTCAGTTCATCGTGTATTCGAGGGTTCTATTAAAGACCGCTTAATGCTTGATGGATGGAATGTGCAAGAGAAGCGCATCATATCACCGGAAGGTGCTCAGACAGCGTATAAGGGAGCAGCAAGAAACCCTAACTCTATCCAATCAGCACAGGGTTATAAGTACTCATGGTTTGAAGAAGCTCAGACAATGAGTCAAGCATCAATAGATAAACTCCTACCTACCATATTACGTAACCCCGGTGCAGAGTGTTGGTTCAGTGCTAACCCACAATCAAGTGCTGACCCATTCAGTCAGAGATTCATTGTACCTTACCTAAGAGAACTAACTAAGCATGGTTATTATGAAGATGACTTACATCTAATCATAGTAGTTAATTGGCGTGATAATCCATGGTGGAATGTTGAACAGGAGACACTAAGACAGTGGGACCATAAGAACTTATCAAGAGCTAAGTATGATTGGGTATGGGAAGGCCAGTTCAATGATGAGGTAGCTGATTCAATAGTTAAGGCGGAATGGTTCGATGCTTGTATAGATGCACATAAGATAGATAAGCTTAAAGAAGTATTTAAACCGTTAGGGGCTAGGATAGCAGCACATGACCCTAGTGATACTGGTAAAGATAACAAAGGCTATGCTATGAGGCATGGTAGTATAGTTCAGCATATATACGAGAAGAACTCAGGCGAGATTGATGTGGGTTGTGATTGGGCTACTAACTTAGCAAGAGAACATAAGGCTGATTGGTTTGTATGGGATGGCGACGGTATGGGTGCTGGCCTTAAACGACAGGTAGCTAACAATCTAGACTCAACCAACACTAAGTATCAGATGTTCAAAGGCTCATTGTCAGGTAAGGGACAAGACCATGCTGATAAGATATACCAAAAAGGCTATGGTGATAAGAATAGTAACTTAACTAATGCTGAGGTATTCAAGAACAACAGAGCACAGTATTATATATCATTAGCTGATAGATGCTATAACACTTATCGTTGTGTAGTTAAGGGTGAGTATGTTGACCCAGAGGAGATGATTAGCTTTGACAGTGATGGCATTGAAAGTATCCCAGCATTACGCTCTGAGTTATGTCGTATACCACGTAAGAATAATAGCAATGGCTTACAGCAGCTCATGAATAAGCAAGAGATGAAAAGTCAGGGTATTGATTCACCGGGTATGGCAGATAGCTTGATGATGTTAATGTTCCAGCCTCCGGTTAAGAAGGCTAGAAAAGCATTAAACTATGGTAAGACTAATAACTATTAACTATTTTTTATAGGTTGCTGACGGACTCCGGCCAGTAGTATTACCAAACGAACGAGGGGCACTTAACATCTTGAGTGCCTCCTTATCACATTCACTACACTTAACACTCTTCACTTTATTATCTATTAATCTCTCTGTTATATGTTCATTTGAACACTTGAAGTTACCTAGCATTTTCATTGGTTATTCCTTGTTATTACCGTGGTGGTATAAGTGTAGGTTATACGTTATAATATGTAAAGTAACAAATCCATTTTAATCATCGAGAGCCATTCATGCCAAATAAGATGACAGAACCCGAATTAGTCGCACTACTGTCACAGGCAGAAGATGACGCGGCTACATACAACGGTGAATTCTCAACAGAAAATACTAAATACCTAGCAGCCTATCTTGGCAATAAGACAGGTGATTTTTCTGCTATCCCAAATCAATCAAGCGTAGTATCAACTGACATAGCTGATGTAGTCGAAGCTGACATGCCATCGTTAGCTAGAATCTTCTTAGGGTCCGGTGATGTAGTTACATTCCAACCTAATACAGAAAGTAAAATAGAAATACAAGAAGCTGAGGAAAAGACTAAGTACGTTAACTGGATTGTACGTAGTCAGCCTGAGTCATTCAATATCATTCACAACTGGCTCAAAGATGCTGAGATACAGAAGAATGGTGTAGTTAAATACTTTATCGAAGAGCAGAAAGAAGTAGAAATGGTAGAGTATGAAGGTGTTGATGCTGAGGAAGTGCAAGGTATCATTGAAAGCTTGAAAGGCTCAAAGGTTGATAAGGTTAAGGTAGAAGTATCGGAACAAGAAGAAGTGGAAGTCATGGGTGCTACACCTAATGATGCTGCTACATTCGATATTAAGTTCCGCGTTACCACTGAGAAGCAGAAAGTCTGCATTATTAACGTACCGCCTGAGTTATTCCTTATTACACGTAATGCACGCAGCTTAGATGATGCTGAGTTAGTTGGTGATAGGGTACGCAAGACTCGTGGTGAATTGTTAAGCGAAGGCTTTGATAGAGAGTTAATAGAGCAACTATCAACTGTAGATGAAGAAGATAACCGAAATAGTAATCTAGATACCATTCGTAACCAAGACCAAGGTGGCTCTAACTACGATAACACTATCAACAACTGGGCTTCTGAGACTGTAGAGATATCCGACTTATATGTTAAGGTAGACTTTGACGGTGACGGTATCGCAGAACGTAGACATGTAATGTTATCTGGTAACAAGGTATTGGTTAACGAATACTTTAATCACGTACCATATGCATCATTGTCAGCTATCCTAATGCCTCATAAGGCTATTGGTCGCAGTCGTGCAGAGATTACTTATCCATATCAATTACAAAAGACAGCATTACAACGCGGTATTAACGATAACATTTATATGGTTAACAACCCACGTAATGTAGTTCATCCTGACGTTGACTTGGATGACATGTTAACAGTACGTACTAACGGTATCATTAGACTAGAAGAAGATACTCAGATACTACCGGGTAACGCAGTATTCCCATTAGCTATTCCCTATATCGGCCAGCAAGCATTACAAGTTATACAGTATGTTGATTCAACTAGAGCACAGGCTACTGGCTCATTAATGGCCAACCAAGGCTTAGAAGCTGACAAACTAAACCAAGAGACAGCAACACGCTTTAATGGTGTTAAAGATAGTTCAGATGCTAAGATAGAATTGATAGCACGTAACTATGGTGAGACAGGATTCAGAAAGCTATATGAAGGCATTGCTTGGTTGGTATCGCGTTACCAGAACACAGAGACAGAGTTTAGAGTATTAGGCAAAGCATTAACTGTTAACCCTAAAGCATGGAAGTATTCACACTATGTACAATCTAACGTAGGTTTAGGTGCTGGTGATAACGAGAAGAGTCTAGAAACATTGCAGGGTATCTATGGTATTCAGCAATCACTAATTCAGCAGGGTTCAACACTTGCCGATGAACAAGATATATACAACACATTAAGTCGTATCGTAGAGGGTGCAGGATTCCCTAGAGTTAGCGAGTTCTTTAATGACCCAGAGGAAAACACTGAGACACTTAAAGCCGAGAACGAAATACTTAACAAGATGGTAGTACAGTTACAAGAGCAAGCAGCAGCTATGCAGAATCCATTAGCTGAAGCTGAACAGATTAAGCAAGAAGCATTCTTAGTCAAAGCACAGAGTGACGCACAGATTAAAGTAGCTCAGTTACAATCTGATAATGAACAGTTCCAAGCTAAGCTGATGGCTGATAGCAAGAAAGCAAGTGAGGACCTAGCACTTAAACTAACTGAATTAGAGCTTAAAGCAGGCCAAGACTTAAACGGTGCTATGCAAGATAACATGCTAGTATTTGACCCAGCTACCGGAGACTTTGTTAATGCGTCCAGCTAGAGTCTTAGGTGTTGCTAATCCAATGTCATTTCCTGATGATATGAGTGATGACGAAATACGTGCATTCTTACAGCAGAAGTTTAATGCTGACATGATGAAGAGGGCTACTGGTGAGGTATCAGATACCTTAGCACCACAAGCCGACATTGCCGCACCTTATAATCCAAGCTTAATGGAAAGGACAGCTCAGGGTATAGGTGGGGCATTATATGACTCAGGCATTATATCTAATAGGGCAGGAGCACAACAGATAGGTAAGAACGTAACGTCTATTGGTGAACTGTTACCGGGTATTGGTGATGTAGCAGCGGTTGACGATACCATTAGAGCTTATAACAAAGGCAACTATGGTGAGGCTGCTTTAAATGCTGTTGGTGTTGTGCCATTACTAGGCGATGCTGCTATATTTGCTGGTGTTCTAGCTAAGAATGCTGAC